CTTTATGTTCTCTACAGTGTGATCTTGATTCTTCAACTAATCGACCAAAATACTTCCACCTTGTCGCGCCTGATGCCTTGCCTACAGCTACATTCACATTGGCATCAAACTGCATTAGCGAATCATGTACCTGCTGTTTAGCGTATCTAGCCATGCCACCGCCAACTGCTTGCTGTACTGCGGCAACACTAGCGGCAAAAGTTGTTCCTGTTAAGGTGCTTTCATAAACCTGCTTTGCTATTACGTCTAAGTATTCGTTACCTATGTCAGCAAAACCCTGAAACGATAGCCCTTGTAACTGGCTTACTATGTTGCTGTCTATGTCTATCACATCGCCATAAGTGCCAATCATGCCTAACGCCTGTTGATGTACTTCGCGGTAATCCCTGATAATAGTATCAATTTCAACAAGATATTCTTCTCTAATGAGCCGCCTAATCTCTGGTCTAGCATTAACCGCCCACTCGAGATCAAACAGTTGCCCATCCTGCAAAGGCGCAGTTGCAACATAATCTGCTATTCTGCGCTCTAATGTTACTAATGCACTTGCCAGTCTTTCTTCATGCTTATTTGTCAGACTCGCTAGGTACTCAGCATGATCAGTATCAGCCGCCATCTACAACAGTCTCGTCAAAGTTACCTAAACTCTGTGAGCCTGAATCAATCTCGTTATGCGACTTAGCAAGCATATCGTCATCAAGCACTAGATCAGCAATCTTCTTATCAATCTCTTTGTTTAATGTTTCAGACTGTACGCCAGTTGCTCGCATCTGCTGTAAAAACACTAACTCTTTGTCGTAGTCTCTTAGGTCAAACGCATCAGGATAAAATACTTCTACGTCATTGGTTACTTGTTGCCACTGACAGAACAGGTCAAAGATCTGCTCTTCTGCTAGTTCCAATATATCTGCTTTCTCAGCCAGTTTAGCGTTTAGCATTTGAAACTCTGTCTGCATAGCCACGCCTGACTGTGTCATAGCTTCTGTGCCACGTACTGCGCCCATGTGAGCCATGCGGTTGATAGATTCTACCTTGTCAGAAATAGAGGCTCTAACAGCATCTAGGTTAGCCCCTGATGGTTGCATCTGGTATGGCTTTAGGTTGCCATCCATATCATCAGGTAAGTTAATCACTGCACCTGCACCTGCACTGGCATCAGTCTCAAACGTCTTAACCAGTGTTGGGTGATTACTAATACGAATCAACTGCTCTACTTCCGATAACTCTTGATAGATTGCTCTCTGCATATATGACACATCAGCAATATCGCTTGTGCCAATACCGCGCAAAGGCGATCTGTTAGCAGGTAGAAAGACAGCAGGTATCTTGCCTAGTGTATTGTCGATAGTCTCTAGGTGCTGTTCTTCGTTGTTAGTAGCGCGCCAAGTCTCGATAGTGTCTTCACGCCATACTCTGTAATAAACCTCTGTCTCGGTGTTGCTAATGCGGTCTACAGACTCTCTGACCTTTAGGTAGACTAGCTTATGCCGACCACTAGAAGTGCGCTCATACTTCCAGTCAAACACGTTCTCTGGTGTGATTAGAGTCATATAAGGTCTAATCTCTTGGTCTAGTTCTTCTGCTCTTGTAGAGGCGTTAGACTGTGGCTTATCAATCATCAGCCATACATGACCATAAACGCTAGACCATACCTGCGCCTGTCTCATAAACGCATCAAAGCTACGACCATCAAGATCAGCATCTTTCAAAAAAGGTTCTAGTGCGGCATTGTTGGCTAGGCTGTTAAATGCTCTGGTTGGCGGTACGCGCCAAAGGAAACTAGAGTAGATGTGGACAATGTTCTTACAGTGGTTGTCCATCGGTGTTAGGTCTAAACGTCTAGCATACTCGTCTTTGTCTTCTGAGATGTAGCTTGTTAGGTAGCCACCCTCTTTATAATCTTCTCCACCCATGTAGCTTCTGAGATAAAAAGACCATCTGAACTTGTAGTCTTCATAGATTGGGTGAGTGTTTTCTATTACGCTGTTTTCCATCAAGTCCACCTAGTAGGTTGCGGAGTGTTATATTCGGTTCTAATTGGGAACAAATACTCTACCAGATAGCCTAACGCATCATTCATGTGGTCAGTGCCATCCTTGTTAGGAATACTCGTACCCTCTTTATAAGTCTGTCTTTCTAAACTCTTAATGGTTTGCTTGCACTTAGGGCTAACAAACAAATGTCGCTCACCATCACCTGACAGTAAACGACTATTAACCGCGTTGATTCTATCCCTGACCAACGGGTGAGCTTTCTTCGCCTTAACGCTAAATCCTGCGTTTTGTAAGATCGACAAATCTGTCCGACCACCTGCGCTTGTTTTGCGCTGTCTTGATGCGGGATCAGGGTAGATGATGCAGTGCCTGTTAGGATACCTATCCTTTATCTCAGCAACCATCTCATCTGTGTTTGATCCATACATTACGATCTCGTCTATAGCCAGTAAGTCTTGTCCATGCCGTAAGCATATAACAGCACTCATTGGGTCTAAGTTGAAATCCATGCCAATGTGTAGTGTACCACCATTGTCCTCAATAGGCTCTACTGATAGTTCTCTACTAAACGCATAATATATCAAACCAGAGTAAGTAACAAATTCAGCGCAATATTCTTGGTTAAAAGTGCGCTCGTCTAAATCGTTTTTAGCCTGTTCAATTTCTTCTGGTGGCACATGACCGCCATCAATAGTTGTGTATTGGTAGCTCTCCCAGTGATCTCTACCAGTTAAGCCGTCAGCCCAAAGATCGTAAAAATGGTTTCTACCTTTCGGTGTGCCAATAAAAAGCGCATGACCTCTGCGATCACTGAGTGATGGTCGAATCACCTCAGTCCAAGTTTCTGGCTTCATATCTGCAAACTCATCTAGCACTACAAAGTCTAATGCCCTGCCTCGCAGGTTGTTAGGCTTCTCTGCGCCTTTCAAAGCTATACTTGATGCGTTGATCAGCTTGATCGTCAAGGAAGATTCATTAGTCTTCGCTATATACTCTTCGGGTATAGTGTGTATAAGCATATTCCAAGCGATTTCCTTAGCAGAGCCATAAGTGGGCGCGATATACCATACATTCCTACCTTTACCGCCTACAGCCGCGCGAAGTATCTCAATCGTAGAAAGGAAAGTCTTCCCGAACCTGCGCCCTGCGACAACAGTTCTGAACCGAGCAGGTGATGTAAATATCTCAGTCTGAGGTATTGTCAGTTGCATTGCTTAATACAATATTCAATGGAGGTATTTCTAATGGCTCTGATTGCTCTTCTTTCCATCCGCCTTGCGTTTTCAGGTAAAAGATATTAGCTGATACATTACCCGCTTTAGCTAACTGCACAAGGTTACTACCCATACTTGCTATCTGTTTAACTTTGCCCTTTTTATATGCGGTATTTACTTCTGGCTGTCTTCTCTCTATTTCTCTAAGAGTCTTCTCTGTTATACCGAAGTAATCAGCTACTTGGCTTTTGTTAAGGACAGCAGAAAGTGCCTGTAGTTCAATCATCTGCTTATCATTGAATACTACTGGTGGTCTGCCGCCCCCCTCGCCCTGTTTGCCTTTCTTCATTTAAGGAAACCTGATAAAGCGTAAAACACTAAACTGTTTCTGTAACCGCCATCGTGCGTAGGAATAATAGGTGTTACTGCGTGTACGTTACGCCATGCGGGATACAATAACAAGCTGTCTGTAGGCATCTCAAAGCAAGCATCATAATCAGGCACATATAAACTACCGCCATCAGAGTTATGTCTGTGGGTGTATATCGCGTTCAATGTGTGCTTTATGTTAGCTGTATCTCTGTGGAATGGTGCGGCAATGTTAAAGTTACTAATACTGCTTGTGAACAAATCACCAAACATCCATTTATCATCTACCCCTGAAACAGCCTCTAATTGCGATTTAAGGTGTTCTGGCAGTAACTGACCCATTACCACCGACATTTCCTTTGCAGCGATTAGCATGGCTTTAATGAACGTCTGTGCGGACTTAACTGCGTGAACGCTGCTTCTATTGGGATATGCGCGCTTCATTAAGGGTTTTGGCGGAATACTACCAATGATTGTGCTGTATTGTACTGTTCCTGCTTTCTTGGCTTCGGCTCTACTCATTCCCGCCTTAACCTTAGCCATTACGTCAGCACGCTCAAGCAAAGTCTTGGGTACGTTATCAGAAAGAAACTCAGCGTTAGCAACTGCCATCACTTTAGCTAATTTAGGGTACATCTTTTTAACGTCACTAATATATACGCCTACTAGTTCATCGCCATCGTACAGAAAGCATGAATCTTTTATGTTTGGCTCTATGTATTCACATCTACCGCCAATCTTGCGATCGTGTTCCCTTTTTTGCATCTGTACTTTTTTCAAACCACTTTCCTCATGCAGTGCTTAGCGAAGCCTTTAATATCTGTTTTTATGTCTAGCCTATCGCCTTTCTTCTTAAGAGTTACCCAAGGGTTCCAAGATAAAGCCATTTTCTTAGCCGCATCGTGATCTTTGTTAGCCGCATACCAATCATGTAAGCCGCCTTCATTACTGCCAACATTAGGACAGCTGAACCAGATGTGATTGAACCGCAATATGCCATGACCATTCTGTATTGTCTGCATAGCGAAGTCTCTGTCTTCTTTTGTGTCTTCGTTATACGACCAGTCAATAGCACTTACGTGCATCAGGGTGCATACTTCTGCAAACTTTGAATTTATATTGTAGCTTTTCTTTTCAGTCCAAGCGTATTGAACGTAACTTAGCCCGACAATCTCGAAAGGCAACTGCATAGCTTTCTTTTCAACTTTCTGCAGAACCTCTGCGCCTTTACGTACAGTCTTACCGTTATATACGCCAAAACCAATAACGTCATCATCGCAGAACCACGCCCAGTCGATTTTTTTTTCTTTGCACCATTTGAGCATGAAGTTTCGGACATAGGTTACACCCTTGTCATTGTCACCGATGTCGATTCGGTTTGGTACTTTTTTGTATGCATCCATCTCTTGCGGTTCAATAAAGTGATACACCTCATATCCCGCTTTTTCAAATATCTTATATGTGTCTGTCTCTGGTCTACCTTTACTGGGTATGCAGACAATCATAGTTTGTTCATCTCTTTGCGTAGGTAGTCAAGAATCAAGCCGCCAACATAGGCATCTTTGCCTCTCCAAAATTTAACTACCTCTTGCGCTTCTTCGTAATCATGAGATTCAAACTCGATCTGAATAGCTTTTTTGACGTCATCAGTCATTTCGCCTAATTCATCATCTACGTCTTCATCATCAAGAATTGAATAGTCAATATCGTCTTTGAAGTCAGGCAGCACATCCCAACCTAAAACATCAAGATTAAACTCAGCAGAAGATAAGTTTTCTAACTCGACCTTAAGCAACTCATCATCCCAACCTGAGTTCAATGCTAACTTGTTGTCAGCTATGACGTAGGCTTTACGCTGTGTCTCTGTAAGTCCTTCTAGCGTAATAGTCGGCACTTCATCAAGCCCTAATTTTTCAGCCGCTAACAGCCTGCCATGTCCTGCAATAATGCCGCTTTCTTCGTCTATCAGTATGGGGTTAGTGAAGCCAAACTCTTTTATACTTGAAGCAACCTGCTGTACTTGCTTGTCGCTGTGTGTTCTCGAGTTATTGACGTATGGTATTAACTCCCCAGTTCCCCTATAGTTTATCTTCAACATTACAAATCTGCTCCAAATGCTTCGCGCACGTTCATTTTTGGGTTTTTGAGTATTATATCATGTTCTTTTGGGGGTAGACCTTTGGTGCGGCAGTCAACCGCATCTTTCCAAAAGACTAATGCTGTTTTGATTTGATGTCCTGCGCTTGGATTCTCGATTAGGCTCTGGGTGATCTCGTCTAGCTTAGACAATAAATCAGTCCATCCGTTCTCTTTACAAGTGTTGATCTTGTTAGTCAGTTCTAGGCTCATCATAGTAGTTACCTCGTTATTGGTTCTATCTATAGCCTATATACTATAACTAATGCTTTACAGTCAAGCAATTAATTTTCAGGTTGGTCTTCTTTTCTCATGTATCTACCGCCAAGATCATCATAGGCAATGAATACTAGGGCGATAATCGCCAGTATAAGGATGGTTTTCATAGGGGTTCTCAGGTTGTTAAGGCGGGATTATATAGAGGTCTTAGAGCGCAATCTAATGCTTTTTTGGTATGAAGGTTATTACCTGAGAAGATGGTTCGTTTCGTAGCACCAGTGAACCAATCTGGCTAATCAGGCTAAAGGAATGCCTTGCTACTAGGGGTACACTATGAAGCTGTAATTACTGCGGCAACCATTACGATAACTGCTAGTAGAATCTTGCCCCGTTTATATCCATATACTTCGACATCTAGCCACTTCTTTGCTTTGGCTTTGAACGCATCAAACTGCGCTTTTAATATCGCTTTATCTGCCATCTGGTTTACCTCTTTTATTGCTTTTTTAGTTTTTGTCATCTTGCTTCACCCTATCAATTCCAATTATCCCATCAAATCCCATTTCTGCAACCCAGTTTTCGAACTGTGTGCGCTCCTCTTTGTCGTGCGGTATTTCCAGAGGCGGGTATTCATCCCGTAGTTCTTGCCATTTTTTTGCTATATCAGTCATAGATTCCATGCTCCCTATCGTTTTCGCCTTTCTGCTTTGCAAACTCATCAAAGATTGCTTCTTCTATTGTGTGTTCTAGGTACAGGTAGATGCGATCTCTAAGGTCATCAGCAAAGTTGCCTAAGTTAACAGTGCTATCTAGATGTGTCTCTAACGCCTCTGACCACCATAGATCATCCTTGTCATGCTCTACTGCATCCTCTGCCATAGCAATGAACAGGTTAGAAACTATCTTGCTTGCTGAGGGCGCTTTACCAAACAGCATCTCTGTGGCTATCTTGCCTACGCCTCTGCTAAATGTTGCAGGGTAAATGTCCTCAAACCAAGTCTTGTGACTGTTTAGCCAAATATAAACAGCCTCATCCATTGCCTCGTCAGGTAGATCAGACAACCTAGAATCTTCCTTATACAAAGCATCGTAGTGCTTAGATACAAACTCTTCATAGATTAACATGATGCACCTCGCAAGCAGTCTTGGTAGTCCATAGTAGAAACGATTGCATACAAAGCAAATAAAGCTAACGCGCCTGCAATGCCTTTGATGTTTTCGTTGAAATCGGTTTTACGCTGTTCCTTGCGCTTAATATCCATGTAAGTTAATTGGTGTTCCATAGTATTCCCCTTGATTAGTTGCCCCCTTTCGGGGGCGATTAGATTATTTAGATGGCTTTCCGTTAGCTACAAATTCATCCCAGTGATCTTCTGCCCACTCATATAGTGGAATATAGATAGTGTCTTCCCAAGCCTCATCATCTCTGCAATCTTTCTCAATATAAACGGCTTTTTTAGCTTCTAGCGCACCATAAGTACCTGCCGCTTCATGCTTGCTCCAACCTGCACCAATAAGAACGCTAACATCTGTCCATATAAACTGATCGTATTCTAAATCCATTGGGCGACCACCACCCATTCCAGTAAGACATTCGTCAACAAGGTGAAGTGCGGCAAGTTTTTCGTTTTGAGTAAATTCGTATTTCATAATTAATTACCTTTATTTGATTGATTGAGACGTTACTATGCCTGAACAATCTAATAATGTAAAGCGTTTTTTATACATTTATGTTATTTTTTTTATATTTCGCCTATTCTGTACTCTTCTTCCTTGATTTTTTCCTTTAATTTACGCTGAAATTCGATCACTTCTTCCCGGTTAAACTTAGGGGCAGATCGCCAGGCTAGTCTTTGCATTGCCCTAATACGTCTTGCACCATACATATCTTCCATGTAGATGCGATAGGCTTCCTGTATTTTAGTGGTTTTCATGCCCCATTGGTTGCATGCCGCACATTGGGGATGCACATTTTCTTCAAGCAATTTGAACACAGTGTGTCGCCTGCCATAAAAATGCCCTCCTTGCATAGCCTTATAGTGATCTACCTTGCCGCAAGTCACGCAAGTACACCAACCTGTATCATCTGATGCTTTCAGCCTTACGTATCTCTGCAATAGCTTGGCGGCTTTCTCTACCTCTTGGGCTACTGTTGCTTTTTTGCGTTTTGCCATTTAATGCTCAGTAGTCTTAACAAGTATAATGGGCTGTGAACCAACTCCCATGTCACAATAAGAACAAACACCATAAGCCACAAGATCGCTAGAAGTCCACAACTCAAGCCCGCCACCACAAGTATTACAAAACTCTTTAGTAACTCTGATATTGTCGTCATCAAGTCCATCATCTTCAC